TGCTTTAGTAAGCGCAGATCCGCCAGGTATTTTACTAATTGCACCCTCAACACCATCGAATATTGCTGCAAATTTAGTTTGTCCTACTGAATCTTTTATTCTATCTGTTTTTTCTATAATCTCGGCTTGCTTTTTTGCTTCTTCTTTATTTTCAACATTTGCTTTTTGTTTAAGATCAACCATAGTTTGTAATGCATCTTGTTGGTTTTCATATATACCAATTTGCTTTTGAATGAATTCTAAATCTTGTTGAGAATATTTAGTTTTACCTTGAGCATCTTTCATTGAACCACGCTCAAAATCTTCTCTTAACATATCAAGCATTCTGCCTGTTTTTTTCAATCCCAGTTCTTCACGGTAAGCACTCAACTCAATAAACTTACCTTCACGAACTGCTTTTGAAGAAGCATCCATATCTTGTAACGTATCAACTAAATCAATATTAGTATAAAGATTTTTACGAGTTGCATCACCCAACGCAATCATTTCTTTACTTGAACCATGTACACGTTCTTCTATTGCTGCTGTTGTTTGTGCTACTAAATCAGATGCAAATTGCCATTCTTTTGTATTTACAATATTACCAGCAACACCCTTTTGCAAATCATCATATTTTGTTTTAAGTTCATCTTCAAGATCAAGAAGTTCCATTTTAACAGCACGAGATTTTCTATATTCCTCGTTTGTTTCTTCTGTTAAATCTTTTAGCTCTTCTTGTGTCTCTACTATTTGTCTAACACTATCTAAGTGAGTTTGTTCACTTTTAAGTATTTCACCGTATTGATTGTATAACTCCCCTTGAATTCCTTGCTTTTGCTTTTCTAAGCCCAATAGACTTTCTTGAACCTTCTGAACCTCTCGTAAATTGATACTATCTGATTTAGATAATTCAACGAGTTTTTCTCTAAGGTCAATAATTTCACGCGTGATTTCTGCTTCTTGTCTGCGGAGGTCACGTAACTCTTCTGATTCTTTCTTGTCTTCTTTAGCCATCATGTCACAGTTTAATTAAACAAAAAGTCCGTATAGATAAATATACGGACTTTAATTATTTCGGTCTAAATGTAGGCATTGCTGGAGATTTAGATTTATTTGGCTCTTCATATTGTTTATTGTGTTCTTCAACTGCTTTAGCAACTTGTTTTATATAGAATCTTCTAAGGTGTATTGGTAAATCATAAACTTCACTCCATGTCCACCCACCCTGTCCTCTATAACATAACACAAATAACTCTTCGTGTAAACCTATTTTATAATCAGTTCCCAGGCCAAAAAAATGAAACACCCATAGGTATTTCTAACTCCTTCACCTCACCAGTTGCATCTGAAATAAAAGTGTATGTTAAATCAAGGTCAGGTGATATTGATTTAATATATTGTCTTAAAGCACGTGAATCTGCTGCAAATAGTTCATTATCTACAAAATGATTTACCGTTGCTCTACCACTTTCACCGTCTACGGAAGTAATAATATGTTTGAGTCTTGTTGTAAGTTCCTTGTCAATTCCAGTTCTTACTAATGTCTTATTCATTGTTTTTAATTCTGCTTGGATGTCTTTCTCCAAAGCGTGAGTCATTAAACGAAATGTTACTACTCTTTTTGAATTAGGTAGTTCGTAATCAAATTCGTTTACTCTCCTCTCAAATAAGCTGTAATCGACCTCCTTGTGCTCAATTTGAGTTAAATCTATTGTTACTTTTTGTTTTGTTCCAGGAGAGAATGGGTCATCAACTTCGACTTGATAATCTTTACCGTAACCCAATATTCTCGCTGCAACCATAATTGCGTTCTTGTCACCCATATATAAATCGTTATAATTAACAGGAGTAACAATCAAAGACTCAAACAATTTGTCTAACACAACACCTTGTTTAATAAGGTTCTGTGATGTTAAAATATCTTCTTCCCTCGCAGTCATATACTTCATTTCAATCACACCACTTTCAAGTGGATGACCTAACGGATATATAAGACCTTTTGAAGGTAAAGGGATAATTTCAGTTGGAAAGTTTGTACGTTTAACATCTGAAACTCTATGCTCAGATAGTAATTGGGCTTTAATGTCAGCATCAGAAGTAATTTCTTGTTGACCAACATCGTAGCCGGTTGGAATTTTAGTCATAACTAATCCTATAACAATTCATAATAAAACAATTTTTATACACTTATAAATATGATTAACTTAGAAAAACTACCATTCTTCGTCAACCATAATAATATCTACTTTTGGGTCTGGTCTAATTGCCAATCTTGTATAACCGTAATGAATTTCAATTGGTCCACCAAACGGTGCTTTTCTAATAACAGTAAATCTTGTACCAACAATTAATCCGAGTTCTTGCAAACGTCGGATGAATGTTGTATTGCTTCCATAATATACAATGGTTGCAATGGAGTCTTTATGTAAACTACAAAAGTGTTTGATAAAAAATCCCCATATTCACTAATATTTCTATTAATAAATATGGGGTAATTTCTTTTAGTTCTAATATTAAATTAGTATTGAAGGATAGCATAATCGTATGCTAAGCTCAGTCCAATCTCAACAAATGCATCGTTTGCCCAATCCATGTCACCAAATGTAGTAGTAAGGATGAATGCACCTTTAATAGTCCATTCTTCAATCTTATCACCAACTGGACCAAGTACATGAAGTGTTAAATCTTTCTTGTAGAAGTCAGAATAACCATCACGGCCTGTTACAGATTCGTGTGATAAACGAACCCATTCCATTACTGCTTGTGCAGCAGAAGGAACAATAGGGTCATATAATTTAATAGAAATATCTGTCCATTCGCCCTTACCTTTTACTTTACGTTTAATATTAATGTGATCGAGAGTAATAGCGTTAAAGTTAATGTTAGGTCTGCCAGCACCTTTCACTAAATAAGCAGGAACACCCTCAATGTACAAAATAAATCGGTTTTGTAACTTTGGCTCAAACGGGGTAAAAAATATTTCCGTGGGGTCAAGTAATTCAGCCATTTATATCTCCAATTTTAAAATATCCTTTTAAGTATAAATATATCAATTTCAAAAAAAGTGGGGAGAGTATTTCATCTCCCCTTTTTTAATTTAATTAAGCACCTGGGAACGCAGCACCTGTTGATTGAATGTTGAAATCAAGAATAATGAATTCAGCAGTTTTTGCAGGTTGTAAGAACAATTGTCCGTACAATATGTTACGATCTATAATATCAGGTGTGTTGTTGCTTTCATCCATGATAACACGGAATGCGTATAAACCTTGACGTTGTTGTATTGACTCAAGATATGGGTTCACGATGTTCAAGAAGCGAGTTCTTGTTTGTGATGTGTTTTGTTCAAACACTAAGTATCTTGTAGAAGAAGCAATGTACTTCTTAGCTGCAATTAACAAACGACGAACATTAATACGGTCAAGAGCAGATGGACGACCTTGAAGTGTCTTTTGTCCCCATACACATACGCCAGTTGCTGGAAATACTGCGATAGGATTAATGCGACCTTCATATAATGTGTCACGTTCTGCGTGTGTTAATCTTGTTTTAACTTCAACAACTTCTGTTAAACCACCACGATTCAAACCTGCAGGAGCAAACCATTCAGCAGACACACGGTCATTGAATGCTATTACACCAGGAAGAACTACTGAAGGTGGAACCCAGATTGGTTTGTTTCTATCGAAATCAAGAATTTTAACCCAAGGATAATATGTTGCTGCATAGTTTGTATCTAAACCTTCAAGTGCAGATACCGCTGTTGCAATGTTATCAGAAATTTGTGAGTTATCCATTACGAAGAAACAATCACCACGGTCTTCACAAACATCAATTACGTGTGTTGTAATCGCTGAGTGTATTGAATGAAGAACACCAGGTGTTACAACTAAGTTAATATCAAATTCATCTGCGTTTGAAATAGCATCAACTGCTTTTTTGTAGGATGTATAACCTGCTGCAGAAATTGAAGAAATATCAAAGCCTTGTGTATTACCTGCTACTAAGTAAGAACCTAACTTTTTCTGTAAGTTTGGCTTGTGACCGTCAAATCCGCCTTGGAAAGGTAACATAAATTTACGTGAATCAAGAGCAGTATTTGTAGTTAAGTCAATGTACCCAGTATAAGCTGTTGCAGATGATGGGAAATTAGCTGCAGCATTTTGAGAATAGTCACCTAAGTAGAAATCTACGTTAGAGCCAGTTGATTGATTTGCTGCAATTGGTAATGGACGTAAGTAATTAAAGTTATCTGTGTTAGCGAAATCATAAGAGAATCCCCAGAACACTCTTCTGTTATATGAACCGCCAGAAATTTGGTCAGATACATAAGAACAAGCAGGAGGTTGAGTGAATGCACTTGGAATTGGAGTAACAGGAGCACGGAAACCAAATGGTACTAAGTTTGGAGAAACTGCACCGTTTGTTACTGCTTCTGTTGCTTCTACACGAATATATTTTGATTTATTAGAATAATCACCGTTTACAATAACTTTACCGTCATCGTCAACTGTAATGTATCTATCACCAATAACTCTTGCAATATATTTAGGAGAATTTGGATCAAGGTTACATTTGAATTGTTCAACTATTGTTGGGCGAATATCTTCGTCTTGTGAATTGAATGGTGTCTGTGGTAATTTAGATTGATCAACGAATCTAACGATAACATCGAAATCACCATATTCAGAACCAGCAATTGTACCAGCAGGACGAACATTTGCAATACCAACTTTAACTTCATAGTTAGAATGAATACCATGAGATAAAGTATGAAACTTAAATAAGTCAGATTTTACAGCACCGATTTTTTGAGAAGTAACCCAAGGAGTTGCTGCTTCAAGATAATCATCTGTAAAGTCCCATGGAGAACCAGCAGAGCCAGTTTCAATAGAAATAACAACGGAAGCATCGGCTGCTAAAGAAGAAGATGCTTGTTTTTTGAAGTTTACGTAGTTATAAACTGCGTGTGTACCATAAGGGTTATAACCATATAAATCACCGATATATGAATTATTTTCTGGATTAATAGAAGAACTGAATGCTGTTCCGTTTTCATTTGTTGCATTTGTAAATGTTGATGTATCTGTTGTAAATCCACCAGAAACAGTTAATACAAAAGAACCTGTGCCATTTGAAACAAGAGTAGAATTTGCAAACAATGAAGTAGAATCGCCACTTGTTACAACAAATGTTGGATGCAACATGGATATTAATTTCTTACCTTGTCCAGAACCACTTGCTACAATAGCAATTGGGTGTTTTAATGAGTATCCACCTGAACCAAGTACACGAACTATCGTTGCACTACCTGCATTATTTAGATAGTTTTTAGCTGTGTATGGTAAATATGATTGTTCGTAAGTACCGCCAAATTTTGTAACAAAATCGCTGTATCCCTGAACAAGTGTTGGGACGAAAGCTGGTCCCTTCAAAGTTGGTCCAATAAGTGCAGCACCAATTTGCCCTATCCCTTGTTGAAGGAAAGATAGATCATTTTCGTTGGTAAAGACACCAGGACTTACAATTCTTTCATTAGCCACTATTATCTCCAAAAAATTATAGAATTAAGTCTTCATATAAATATGAAACAAAAAAACCAAATTAAGATTTAGCCGGAATAAATTTACCAGAATCTAAATCTAAAACGCCATCACCATATTTTTCATTTAGTGAATCTATGAGTTCTTTTTCTTGAGTTTGTAACTTAGCATACTCTTCAAATAAAGTGTCTCTTAGTTCATGCATGCTCTTCAATCTCTTTTGTAATAAATGTAACTCAATTTCGACTTGTCCAATCTGTGCAGTAGTTCTTGCATAACCTGATTGTAACTCTTTTACCGTAGCAATATCTTCTTGCGTAAAATCTTTGCTTTCAACTTGCTCTGACATATAAAACCTCAATTAAAAAATTAAAAAATATAACATATATAAATATCAATTATTTATCTGTAAAATCATTTTCTTTTGGATATATTCCAGGTGCATTATTTTCAGATATATCAATAAACTCTTGTGCTTTTCTTCTGTAATAAGCTAAATTGTCTTCATCTCCTTTCTGATTTAACCCTCTAAAATTAGAAGAACCACCAGCACCATTTGCACCACCTGCGCCAGCACCATTAACACCACCCCTTGCACCATATACACCTTTACCACCTGGTCCACCGACTGCTCCACCTATTCCATTTTCATCGGTATATCTATCTATTTGTCTATTTGTAGTACCATTAACAGCACTATTATTATATAAACTAGAAAGCGAACCGATTGATTCAAATCCAAAAGACAATTTATTAGCAGTAACAGTTCTTTGCATAGATGCTTGGTTTGCTATTTCTTTTGGTATTAAATAAGCATGGGCTATAATTGAGAATGAAGCCCTAACTACACGGTCTTGTCCTGTTGTATTACTGTCTTCTATTGAAATACTGTCCATATTAGTAGAAAACTTAAAAAAGTTTTTATCACCAAAAGATCTACCAGAGAAATAAATAAAGTTTTCTATCAAAAAATTCAATTGATTTTGATATTCACACCATACTATAAAATCATAACTTACATCCACATAATCTGGAATTGGAGTTAAGAAGTATTCACTTGGTCTTTTTTTCTCATACATTGCAGAAAATTTATCGTATGGTGCTGATGTATTATATTTTTGACGTGTAATATAAGCCATACCTTGATTTATAGAAGCAACTTTATTACGCTTCAGTTCATTTTTTATTGTAACATTTGAACGTCTAAAAGTTATAAGTGGAACTATTGTTTTTCCTTTTTTATCTTTTAGAAATCCATCTTTTTGAATTGAAGCCCATTTTTCTGAATTAGCGTATATTGTTGGAACTTGTATAAGCTCACCATTATCTTCAACTTTCAATTTCATACTTTGGTCTATGAATGATTTTATTGCAAAATCAACATCATATAATGTAACACCAAGGTTTCTTGTTTTATCTTTATCTCTACGTATTTGTGTATTACGAGCCTGTCCAAAATCTATCCTTGGATTTTCTACCGAATTCCTATCATCCATGAAAGTATCATGTGTTCTTTTGAGAGGTGGTTTTCTATATCTGGAAGAATTTTGCATTATATATTGCTCGGTAAATCATTCAAATTGTTTTCTATACTTGGTCTGAATTCTTCTACGTGAATTCTTGAACGTCTTGTTAAGTGAGTTGCAGCAATGATGGAAACATTATGTCCCCACTTATCACCAGAGAAAGCATAATCGGGATTCTTACCACCGAAATACTGATTCTCTTGTACTGAATCAACTTCCCACCATTCACCATTATATTCAATAACATCACCGACTTCAACAAATATTTCAGCATCTTTTAATAATTCACGAATAAAACCAAACTCAGAAGTTTGTTGATAATCTTGACCAAACTCAGAACCTTCATATGTTTGTGGTTGACGATTAATCAACGCTGCAACTTTTACAGGACTAAAGTAAACCTTCTTATCAGATTCATTGTACATATTTGTTTTTGTATCTTCCAATGAAAGTTTATAAACAGCAACCTCGGTATCTATAATATCTGCAATCAATTCCATATTGAATTTATGTACAAGACCTGCATCTCGCGTTCCATGAAATAATGGCATTTGTTTATCCTATATAAATTGAAAGTGGAGTACCGTTCAAACTAACATTCAAATGTTCTGTTTCTGCTCTTTTAGCTTCTAATAATTTTGCACGAGTCATGTTTTCTAACATAGTACGAAGTTCTGTTACAAGTGCTTGCTTTTCAGATGTTGCTGCAGAGAGTAAATCTGCAGCATTTAATGTTGTTTCACCGTTTGGTATTGGTATATTTCCATACTTACCACGAACATATCCTAACATTTCTTTTACCAATGCAAGTGTAAAATTGAATATCCATTGATGTCCAGGTGAATTTATATTAGAATACTTCATTAAACTATATGGAGCGTTTGACATATCTGAAACAGTTCCATTTGGATATTTTAATGGATTTGAACGCTCTTCTTTTATAATATATTCAATCCAAAGTTTGAAATCCTTAACTGGTACAGGAAATATCTTTAATTCATTATTTATCAATTCAAATGTAAATGCAGACTTTCTCATTAAGTCATTAAATTCAATTGCTTGGATACGCAACAAATCCGCATACATAGGCATCAACATAAATGAAACACCAGTTGAATAACCACCAAATCCAAACGTATCTAACATAGCCTGATTACCCAAATACGGATCATAAAAACGAATAGAAGCAGGTGGACCATAGTGGTGAATTTTCTTAATTTCTATATTTTGTGTTGGTGCTTTTATATCACGAATAAGTGTATCTAAGTTGTATCGCTGTACACCAGTTACACAATTAATCGAAGCGGTGTAAAATGAAATATTACCGTTAGTGAATGTTTCACTTCCATACTCACTTCCTAACTGTACAAGACCACCCATATTTGTTGAAATGTTTCTATGAGTTAAATTAGATGCAGTAGGTGAACCCATGATACTTAACAAATTCTGCTGAATGTTATACTGATTAACATGATTTGAATATTCAGCTACTGCTTCTTCAAAACAAGCATAAAAGTTTACTGGCTGTAATTCCACATCAACCAATGGGTAACCGAGTCTTTTAGCACACCAATCCGCTACTTTGTCTGCATCTATTTGGAAAGATGTCTCAGAATCAAAATATCCAAATGGTGTACTACCAGTTGCGAACGATGAACTACCTGGCCAAATTGGAATGTCTGTCATTTACTTCTCAGTTTTTGTTTCATCAAAATATTGTAATATACTATCAACTATTGGATGACGGTGGTTTGTCAATAATTCATAAACCCCCAACCCATTGATTTTATCTTTCATATTATATAAATATGGTAATCCAGAATCTTTCTTGTTTTTCAAATCAATTTGAGCACCATCACCGGTAAGAATCATTTTAGAATTTATACCAAGTCTTGAAAGAATCATTTCTAATTGTGTTCTTGTTACGTTCTGACATTCATCTACTATTACGCATGACTTTACAAATGTTCTACCACGTAGAAAACTTATAGGAGCAATTTCAATTTTATCTTCTTGTATTAATTTATCTACTTTTTCTTTACCAGATAACATCGCCATATTAGCATGAATAGGAGATAACCATGGATCCATTTTTTCTTTTATATTTCCTGGTAAGAATCCTAAATCTTCGTTTGATACAGTAGGTCTTGTAATTATTATTTTATCTACTTCTTTATAATAAAGATGTTCCAATGCTATTTGTGTTGCCAATAAGGTTTTTCCAGAACCAGCCTTACCTAAAAATACGGAAACTGTGTCTGTTAGTGCGTTTGATTTAACGGACTTTTGTTCTTCATTTAAGGATAGATGAAATCCGATTTTATTTTTTATTGTTTTCCTTCCTTTCTTTATACCAGAATTATCTAATCCTACAACTTCTTCATTTAACAAAACTTCTTTAGCGTCGTTTGTTTCGTTATGGTTTAAGTCCATATCAACTCCTATAATAATTTGGAGAGAGTTTCGCTCGTTGTATTTAGGTCTTCTTCTATTTTTAATAAAAGGCTATCTAATTTTTCAGGTTTATGTGTCCATTCAAATCCAACCAAAGCTATAAGTTCATTATTTTTTCTAATTGGATATACAACTGCTGATTTTGATCCTCTCTGTGTGAAAAAGGCTTTTGTTATTAAATCACTAATATCCTCAACGGATGGGTAAACAGCTTTATGAGTAAGTACATCCTCCACGAAATTTGTATATAATGACATAGGTAAGTTTTGGTACTTAGTAAATTCTGTACTAACTCCTTCCTCCAATGCTTCAAATGAAGTAGAAAGTTTTGTCATTGATTTACCAGTATGATATTTTCCACCGTTATGACGCTGAAATACAAATGCACGTTGACATCTGTATTCAACTAATAATTGGTCTAATATTGTTTGTATTAATTTGGAATGCGTTAATTCACGGTCAATTTTTTTTTGTTTATATTCACCGTATTTGTATTTAAGAAACCAAGAAAGCACTACACCAAGGAGAGTTGCTGCACTTGGTAGTATCAATTTTAAAATGTCTATATATTGAGTGTTAGTTTCCATTTGTAATAAATAGAATTAAGCATAAAAAAAGGTAACGAATTAGTTACCTTTGTAAAATTTAATTTTATCAATTACTTTTGTGAAAGTATGGTGTCAAGTTCTTTTTTAAAGAAAGCACCAAGGTTTCCAAACTTAATAGAGTATAAAATATTTTTTATTTTTTCTCTAATATTACTGTCCCACCAAATATGCTTTAATCGCATGAATGCGGCAAATAAACCTGGAGCGTCCATTGTTACATGAAATCCAATTGAAGTTATAATAACAGCAAATACAGAATTAGCTATTTTTTGTTTTTTATCCATCGGAACTTTACTAAAGCCAGGTACACCAACGTTCAACATTCTCATAATATCATTTATATAAAATTTATGCAATTTATCCGCGCCTGTCCTCAGTAATTCTGCGGTTTTAGTTTTATCACCCATACCAATTTCTTTTGAAATAAAGTCTATACCTTCAGCAGCAACTCTTGCAACATCAGGAGCAGAAAGTGCAACTGCGGTAACTTCTAATGGGTCAAGTGAAAATTCCTTAACTACATTAGTAGATTCCTCTGCTTTTATTTCATCGAGGAGTTTCTTTAATTTTATATTCTTTTTATTCATTTCTAAACACCAAGTTTCCATTTTCTATTTTAAATTTACCGTTTGGAATATATCCATCAGACACTTGTTCACCACCAAAATTTTGGTCAAAGAATGAACGTATATGTTGTATTACAGCAACTATCGCCCACGCTAATACAATTGCATGCGCTATCTGTATAACAACTGATAATGCGTCACCAAACGGAACTAAGAACGGTTTTACTATATCAAATACAGTTTCAAAAGAAAATGTGCCTTTTATCCCATATGCCCATATCTGATACGTTTCTGCAACAATATACGATAATATTGGAAAAGCAAATGGACCAGGACCATTTAATTTAGATGATATTTTTGAAGCAACTGGCAATAATTTCTCTGCTGCTTGTTCTGATACAACTTCTATGAGAGTTGCTAAAGGATGAAATATTGCTTTTATACCAAGAATTGCATAATCTGCAACTTTTCTTCCCATTGGATTCTTTATAAGAACATTGGTTATATCCGCCTCATTTAAGTTTAATAGTTCTTTAATATATTGTTTATTTGAAAATATAGATTTATATGCTTCTGCAATATCTTCCATTGATTTTTCTACTTCATCACCAGAAATACCCTTTGTATCTTTTGGCGTGAACTCACCACTCATTACTTGCTTTTCAAATAAACCACCAGCAACTAATTTCTGACTGAAGTAAGTTGTTAAATGTGAATGTATTGATTTAGCGTCATCAAAGTCTTTCTTTGCATCCTCGTGTTTGTGGGGGTGCTTTTCCTTAAATACTTTAACCCATGCTGCATCCATTTTATCTATAAGTTTAGTACCAACTTCTTCTATTTTTGTTTTAATGAAATTCAACATTTTATTAAAAGCGGATTTAACTTTGTCAACTAATTCTTTAATCATATCAGAGAAGTTTGCCCAAATTGTTTTTACACCTTCCCATCCTTTAACAAAAGCATCTTTTACTTTAGCACCAACGTCAGTTACTTTGTCTGCTGCAGCATCCCATGATTTCTTAATAAAATCAGTAAACCCTTCGGTTAAAAGACCTTCGGAGAGAATTTTCTTATCAATAGAACGAATTGTATTTTCATTTATGGTTTTAATACCTTTATATTTTAGATAATAACGAACAACTAAACTCTGAGTTTCTGTTAGAACATCAGAGTTCAATATGTTATTTATTGCGAATTCATCTAAGAAAGCGTAAGACATAACTTTATTTAATTGCTTTTTCTGTTCTAATTTTATTTCATTAATCAATTTAGTTAGATGAAATTTGTTATGTATTTTATTCTTATGTTTCATTTCGTATTCAATTATTCTTTAATAAATAATAAGTTACCGTTCTGCATTTTAAATTCAACAGTTGGGGAATAAGATTCAGTTTTTTCTTTGTTTACAACATCAACCAAGTTTATAACTATATTAGCAACAGTCCAACAAAGTAGTGCAGTATGAATACCATTTACAATATCAATTCCCACACTCATTCCAGGAAATAATACTCCTGCAACCATTTGAACTTGTGTTTCTCCCATTTTTTTCTTTATTGCAATTTCCACGAATTCACCCAATAGTGTTCCAAGTAATTCAAATGCGTACGCGCCTGGTCCACCAACTGATTTTGTTACATTTGAAAAAGCACCGAGTAGCTTAGGACCAGCTGCTTTTGCAATAACTTGACCCAATTTAGCAAATGGCATGAACACCCATTGTATTAACTCTATTGCATAATGAACAACTTTTTTTAACGCTGGGTTTTTAATAGCGTCATCTAAGTGTTCAACTTTGTGGCCTTCTCTTAAATTTGCTTTTCTTTCACTTCTATTTAATAATTCATTAACCACCTGATAATCAGATAAAAGATTATTTCTTTTACTGATTAAACTTTCTAATGCAGGTATTGCTTGCAATCCTTGCTCTGCTGCCTTAGGGTCAACTTTAGGTTCTTCATCAACAGTACCGTTTCCTGCTAATACATCTTTTTCCCAAAAAGGATTTACTATCCATTTCTGAAACCATGCTGATTTCCACCAATTACCAGTTTCACCTAATTGTTTTAATTCTTTTACGAAATCTGGATCAGCAGTTAATTTCTTGTCTTTAACTTTACCCATAATTTCTGCACCAGCATTTCCAACATTAGCACCGATGTTACACAATTTCAATAATCCATTTTTTGCAGAATTAATAACTTCTTGAACCAACTCTTTGAATTCACTCCAAATTGCTTTCATTTTGTTCCAACCACCTACAACTGCTTCTTTCGCCTTATCTCCAAGACTTTTTAAGCCACTCCACATATCACCGAAAAATCCCTCGGATAATTTAATATGTCCATCTTTTAATTCTGATATAATTTTTACTTGTTTATCCAATCGTTTAATAGTTATTTCATTCAATGAATTTGTTTTTGTTTTTCTGAATAGCATCTTTAGTGCTTTGGATTCTCTAACAGTAAAAATGTCTGAATTTAACAATGAATCTATTGCAGTTTCATCCAAAGAAATTGCTTTATTTGTAGTTTTATTCAATGTACGAACCATTTTCTTTTCAGATAAAAGTTGATTCATAATTGATTTTAAAGAAGTTTGATTTTTGTTAGTCATATTTGTTCCATGTATATACAAATCATTTTTAGATAAATATATAATAAAAATAAAAACCCAATATTATCATATTGGGTTCTATCATGTATTATTATTTTTTTAACTTATTTATTTATCATTTTTCTAATTGCTTCTTTAACTAATGGACGCAATGCAGTAATAAGTTTTTCTTGTAATTTTTGTTTTCTAACTTTTTTAGCGTATGATTCTTGAAGTCTCTTTTGATTTACCTTATTATACTGACGGAGTTTTTTCATTATGTTTTCTGATAATGGTTTTTGTCCTCTTCTCATTTGATAATAAGATTCCATAGCTCCTTTAACATCTGGACCGTATGGTGCTTTAATATCGACTGCACCTGCTGCAATAGCTTTAGCTATGGTTGCAACTTCGGGTGCATTAATAACTGGCATGTCAACACGATTCGGAGCCCATCCTGGAATTGATTTTGGCATTTTAGCTGCATTAGCAACCATTTTTTTCTTTCCTGCTTCTACTGAACCACCACCCCACTCTTCAAATGCTTTTTTACATTTTTCAGGGTCTTTTTCTGCCCAATAACCATTTGTCAAAACTGCATCAATAGCGTCTTCGATTGGTTTACCACCGAATTTAGAAATATCACCTTTACCTGTATTTCCACCTCTACCCAATCCCTTAGTTACAACATTCAACGCTGTTACAAGTGCAGCACCTGGTAAGTCAATCTGAGTTGCTTCCAATGCAGCAGATGGGTCAACTAAGAAAGTTGCAGCCCAACGGTGGTGTCCATCCATGATAAAATTATCATTTGAAATAATTGCTTGTAAATCTCCACCTGGACCACTTGGCATAGGATTAATTTTCATGATTGCAGAAAATGCAAATTCAACAGCTTTCTGAGGAACAACCTCTTTTTGTGAAGGTTTTAATTTACCTGCAGCAACCGATACTTTTTTTGAAGGAACTTGGTCATCTCCATCTTCACCATCTTTCTTACCACCTTTATACGCAGCTTTTGCTGCATCAGCAGGAACTTTACTTAATGGCATTGCATCTGTTGTACCAAACACTTCATCGTCTTCAAACAGATTTCGTTTTCCCTTACTCGTTTTCATACTGTTTCCCATTATTTTTCAAAATATTAAATATTAAAAAGAGTGTATTCTGTTTGAACACTCGTAAATAAATATAAAATAAAATAAAAAAGGAGTGAGAAAAATCTCACTCCTTTCATTTTTCAACTAACTATCTAATACTAGATGTCACCTAAAGAATCGATTTGAATTAAACCGTAGAATTCAGGACGGACAATTTTCTTAGCGTAGCGTGTCATTACCCCTTTACGTGGTGTAAAGTTTGTTGGGTCATATACTAACGGTGTCATTACAAGTGGAATATATGGTGCATAAACCGCGCCAGTTTCGAGGAATTGTGTTCCACGGAAACCAACTAACATTTGGTTTTCTAACATATATGGGTTCTTGTAAACTGTGATACGACCATTTAATTGACCAACTTTTTGTACACCCATAGCGAATTTCATACCTTCACCATCAACTGCATAGCCAGGCATTGATTCAAGAAGAGTAGCAACTTGTGGAGAACATACTAAGAAGTTTGCACCACCACGTAATGTTTTCTGATGAATAATGTTGGATACTTTTTGAATCTTTGTACCTAATGTCTGGAACCAAGTTTGTTGGTTAAATGCAGATGCTGCACCTTGTGCTGTTGAATAATCAGCAAATAAACCAGTTGCACCATCATAAGTACGACCAATACGTGCTGACCATCTTTCTGTTGTTTGTGCGTTCTTAATCAACATGTCAAGAATTTCTAAGTCAATTTCTTGAGAGATATACTCAGACAACATAGAAGTTAATTCAGCTTCTGC